TCAACTTAATGGATTTAAAGCTAAGATTGCTCGTGCTTATGAATTAGCATACGATATGGCTGATCGTGGATTATGTAACCACGAAAGATCTTCTATCTCTGCTCAAGTTGAAGAAATCATGAAGTTTAATGATGATGGATTTGACTCTCTTAAGAAAGTAGTCGCAAGACACTCTCCAGTATTTCACAAAGAAGCTGGTAGAATCCCACAAGTTGGTTTAAGAGGTGACGGAGACGGCAACTCACCAGTAGCAGTCGAAGAAGATGCATATACTCAATTGTCTTCCTTATTTGGAAACAAAAAGGGTGTTTTCTAAAAAGCTTATATTAACACACTAACAAGGACACAAATGAAAAACCAAAGCGTATCAGATTTTGTCGCTGCAACCATGGATGCAGTTCTCAATAGTGCAGAGCATAAAGCTCTGTTCGGCACCCAATACAAGTTCGCACAAGACATGAACGATGCAAAGAAGCATGATTCTATGTGCGCAAAACACAATAAAATGGATTCTTGCGCAGCTGATGATAATGATGCCAAGAAAAAGAAGGATTCCTCTGATTCTAGTTCCGCTGATGATCAAGATGCTAAGAAAAAGAAGTTTCCTTTTCAAAAGGATGATTCTTCCGATGCAGATGATCAAGATGCGAAAAAGAAGAAGGAAGATTCTTCTGACGCAGATGATCAATATGCTAAGAAAAAGAAAGATGATGAAGATGACGCAGATGATCAATATGCCAAAAAGAAGAAGGATGAAGATTCTTCCGATGCAGACGATGATGAAGATGATGCCAGTGATGGTAGCTCTGATCTAAAGTCTTCTGCTGCTTTTGATGTTGCTATTGATAGTTTACTTACTGCATCTGCCGCTTTAGACTCTGTTGGTCTTGATAGAGGCTCTATGCTTACTTTAAAAATTGCTTCTTTAGTTGTTGAGGCTAAGAAGAAAGAAAAAGATTCCAAGAAAAAGAAGTCTGATTCCAAAAAGAGCGACTCTCATTCTGCTAAGGATAAGAAAGATTCTAAGAAAGATTCTCATTCTGCTAAGGACAAGAAGTCAGATTCTAAGAAAGATTCTCACTCCGCTAAAGATAAGAAGTCAGATTCTAAAAAGCCATCTTCTTCCTCATCTTCCTCTTCTTCCAAAAAGAAGTAATCTACTTTAAAGGTGAATATGTTCAAACAAGCTTCTTTCGAAGAAGAAATTCTTCGTTCAATGGAAAAGACTTTGGTAAGTAACCAAGTTGAAAGCAAGTATGGAGTAAGCAAGATTGCAAAAGCTGCTGATCTCCTGAATCTAGCTGCATCCATTTTTGATGAAGCAGGGATGCATCAAGAAGCTGGTGATATCACTGAGATATTACAAAGTTTATCTGAGGCCCTCAAATGAACAAAAAGGTTTTTGAAGACGATTTAATTTCTGGTATGCAAGATGAGTTGCGTAAGCAAGCCTCTGATGAACAGCCTGCCAATCTTGTTAAGGCAGCAGAATGTTTACACGCAGCATTGGAGATTTTTGAATCCTCTGGTTTGCAAACACAAGCTGATCAAGTATTAAACCTTTTACAAAAAATTGCCGAATCTTCTAAATCAGTATCTAAAAGTAATGAACCTGATATTCAAGAATTAATGCGTTCTGGTATTACACAACGTGATATACTAGAATTTACTAAAGGTAATTTATTAGCTAAAAATAAGTTTAATAATGTTCTTCAAAGTCTTGGGTTTTCTGATCAAGAGATAAACCGTTTTTTAGAAAAAGTGGCTAAGAAGCCAAAGGCAGATCCTCATACTAAAGGATTAACTCCTGCAAAAGAAATTGCAAATTATAAGAGTCATGGGACGCCATTTAATATGGCTGATGATAATGCTGCTGATGTAGCTTACGCTAAATGGTTGCAAAATAGTAAAAATCCTAAAACACTTACAAAAGACGATGTAAATCCAGAATTAGCTGATTTATTAGATGCAGATTCTTTTGATATTAATGCTTCAGATGATGAATTACTTAATTTAGAAGTAAAAGATGATTCATTAGAGGTTTTTGATAAAGAGATTCCTCTTACAGATTTTGAGGATGAAAGAGATTAATATAATCGTTATATAGTGTACTAGAGAGAGCGGTATAGGTAAAAGGAACTCATGATAAGGCTAGTACAAGTGGGAAATACATTACCCGTCAGTTTTATTTGCGATCCCTCAGCTGAATTTCAGCCAGGGCAAATTGCAGAATTAACTATTATTGGAAATCAGGTTATGTGTACTGTTAGTAACGGTACCGCTCCCATTGGTGTTATTGACGATATTAAAACAAAAGCATTTACTAACGTTTCATGGTATGAAGTTGTTATTGTTCCAGATGTTGCTGCTATCGGCCCTAATAATACTGTTGTTACACCCATAGATATTAAAGCAGAATTAAGAAGGCCTAATATCGTTCCTGCTAGCTTTAATTCTACAGTAAATGTAGTATTAAATCCAGTTAATGGTTTAGTTACCTTTGTCGCAGGCACTCAGCTTAATTTTGATTTAACAGGCGCCGGCTCCCCTAATGCTATTAGAGCAGTAGTTAATTATACTTATCAAGTAGCTAATATTCCAGGTGATGATAGTACGGCTGGCTCTGGTAGAATGACAGTTTGGTTTGAAAGAATGTTTTTTCAAACTGATCAATATGAAACTAATCAGCAATATCCGCTACGTGCTAATTTATATGTTAGTGAAGTTGGCTTTTTAACTACTCGTAGGCCAAGCCCTATTCATCCAGCTGTGGCTATGGTTACAGCCCCACCAACACCTATGAATCCCATGATCGAGCTACTTTGGTACTAGAAGTTCCGTTTGACTTGATATATAGTGTTTTTGGAGGTCTAAATGACAATCGAAACACCAAATCAAAGTGAAAGAATTATTTATCTTTATTGCATTACCTGTATCATAAATCAAAAAATTTACATTGGACAAACAGTTGATCCAAATTCAAGATGGCGCGCCCACAGACGCGATGCTGCTGATCCAAAGGTTCCTATTCAATTTGCTATAAAAAAATATGGTTCCCATAATTTTGAATTTGAGATAATCGCAACTTGTAAAGGTCAAAATAATGCCAATTATTTAGAAACATTATTAGTTATACAATATAATAGTTATGTTTCTAATAATAAGGGATATAATGCTACTCATGGAGGAATGAATGCCCCTAAATCAGAAGAATGGTTGCAAAAAATGCGAGATTTTTATGCCACTATGTCTCCTGAACGAAGAGCGGAAATTAGTAAAAAACAATCTATATCATTTACTAAATATATTAAAGAAAATGGTCATATAGCTTTGGGTACTAAACGAACTGATGAGCAAAAAGCTAATATGAGTATAATACAGCAGACATTAGATAGAACAGATATGTATCCTGAAGAAGTTCGTAAACAAATGTCAGAATCTCATATTGGCATCAAGGACTCTGAGGAGACTAAACAAAAGAAAGCAATAAGCGCTACAGAAGCCTGGGACAAACGTAATGCAGAACGTTTTGCCACCAAAGACATTCGATGCCAGGCACCTGGATGTGAGATAGCTGGTAAAGCAAAGTATAAAATTATCCAGGGCGCTAGATACTGTAATAAACATGGATTGCGTATGTTGCGTTACGGCAGATTAGATCTCATAAACATTTGATTATCTGCATATTCTTTTATTTAGAGTAAGCTTTCTATATTACAGCATATTATAGACAATCTCACTTTATGAGGCCCAATGACTTTTAAGCATGAAAAATTCGAAGACTCTAGTACTATGAGATCACTTGTAAAAGTGGCTCAAGAAAAGGGCTGGATTACAAAAGAATCTCTGCAAAAAACTGCTGCAGAATCAATGGTAGATTTAATTCCATCTACTAATTTAATGGATAACATTCTTAAATTATGTGCCGGATTAAGAGCACAAGGTTTTAATAAATACGCTGATGAATTAGAAGTAAACTTTCTTAACTATAAACGTGCCCAAACTCTTTATGAAACTTCACCTGAAAAAGGTGAAGACCTAATTCAAGCAGCTCACCCAAAGGGTAGCCATAGATTAGAAGATGTAGCAGGTGATGAAGCTGTTATCGAGACTATTTTAGATAAGCATTTAAAGATAGTACAAATGATTGATAAAAAACCAACTGGTAAACTGTCTAATGCGGCAGCTATCAAGTCAGTAAAACGGGTTTTAGCAGAAATGGCTATAACGACTCCAGCCACAACAGAAAATCCTGAAGTGTTTTCCTCTGAGAAGCTAGATAATAAGATTAATGGATGCATGAATCTTA